TGTCGAGTTGAAGTTGCGAAAGTACGTAGAGTTGCTGACACTCGGGGAACGCAGCCACCAGTTGTTCGCGGAACCGCTGCCGTTAGATAAATACTTTATCCTGTCGGCAGCGACTGTACCGTCTTTAACTGTTTTCCAATATTCGTACTGTTCCCCCTCGTCTGCATATCCTGCCGATGTCGTACCGTCAACCTCGACTTCTGCAAGCAACCAAAGTTTGTCGGCAGACGTTGTAATGCTCGTGCTCGCACCTCCTGCCGTCGCTTTCTTATTGACCTGCTTAATCACGCCCTGCAAGTCGGACGGAAGCTGCGAGAGCAGAGTTGCCATTGTGGAGGTGCGCATTTCGCTCTCGTCCCAACCACCCTCGTTTGTAGCCGTCGCATTCATGCGGTAGGTCGTTGCAAGCAGATTTTTCATACCGATAGTCATACCCGCTTTGCCGCCGCCCGTGAGGTCGTCGTGGTCGAAGCCGAGAATGACAAGCGTAACCTGCTCGCCCGTCGTAAGAGAGATCGTCTTTTCGTCGCCAACAGAGAAATATTTATCTGCGCTGCCGCTCTCTGACAGCGTAGCAATATCCGACCAGCTTGCTTTTTCAAAGCTGAAATCGGTCGAAAGCAATATAGGCAATGTTTTCCACGCCGTTGTTCCGTCACCCGCTTTGATTATTTTATTTGTGGAATCGTACCCGAACACACCCGCGCCGAGAACGGGGTTTTGGCTCTCCCATTCCGCGGCGGTTTTGACAATCGAGCTTGTCGTGCCCGTATCGCCCTTGTCGCCCTTGAAGTTCGCGGAAACGCTCCCACACGTTACGTTCGTGCCGCTTACCGCGGTGATTTTGCGCAGGTCTCCGTTTGGGAACACGACGCAATCTCCGACAAGCGGCGCAAGTCCCGTCGGTGTAAGCGTCGATTTTGCAATGCTCGTGCCCGAACTCGCCGTGGAATAGAATATCCCGCCACCCTGCACGCGCCCAAGATTTACCTCTGACATAGTTGTACCTCCTTACTCGAACGTAGCGATGAGCTCGCCGTTCGCATTCACAGAGAACGACGGGGTTTTGCCGTCATCTCCTTTGTCTCCCGTATCGCCCTTATCTCCTTTGTCGCCTTTGGGAATAACAAAGTTGAGAACGACCGCTTGCGCTGTACCGCCGTTCGTTACCTGCGGCTGACTTCCCGCCGCACCCGATGTAACGCTTCCGACCTGAATTGTCGCGGCGTCGCCTGTATCGCCCGTGTCGCCCTTGTCTCCCTTATCCCCTTTGGGAATAGAGAAGTTCAAGACGGCGGCGTTGGCATTGCCCACATTCGTAACAGACGCCTGCGAGCCTGCGGCTCCCGTTGTTACCATGCCGACAGAGACCGTTGCGGCAGTACCCGTATCGCCTTTATCGCCCTTGTCTCCCGTGTCGCCCTTGATACCCTGCGCACCCGAAAAGTCCGTAACGAACGTATAGGCGGTCTCGCCTTTGACATAGAGCTTTGCGTTGTCGGGATCATCGACGTTGCTTGAAATCATGACAAAGCTGCCGACAGGAAGCCCGTCGGTTGCATATCCCGCATTCATTGCAGATACGCTTGCGTAGGTCTTTTTGATTTGAAAGCCCTCGCCTTTTGCGCCTCGTAAGTTTCCTTTCAGCGTCCATTGCAGCCCGTCGTCTACGGGTGCATACTGATAGACGTTGCCGTTGCTCGTATTCAGGTACATATCGAGCTTGATAGGTGTATAGCCCGCGGAGGTCAGCGCGGAGGCGATGTCAACATTGCTGTCCGCCGTTCCCGTGTACCACATGGAGCCTTTTACTCGTCCCAAGTTAAGAGTTGTGCTTGGCATTTTGTGCCCTCCTTAAAAATTGATTTTTACGCTCAAATAGCCGAACTCATCAATGCCGTACTGTACATTATCGTCCGCAGCCGAGGCTTTGACCTGAATCAGATTGCCGTCCCTGATGACAAAACTGTAAACATCGTCGCCCCTCGCACCGATTTTGCCGACGGAATAGAACACAGCCGTACTGCCGCTTGCAAAAGTGAGTGTAACCCTCGTCCACAAGTAACGCCCCTCTTGTACAGCAGGAATTGCCGACGACCACGCGCCCGTCGGCGCGGACGTCCCGCTCGTTCCCTCCTGATACTCAACCGCTGTTGCAGTGATCCTGTTGTTTTCGGCTGTCTCCGCCGCGTCTTTTGCTGCGTCTGCGGTTTCTTTTGTTTCGCTTATATCCAACGCAAAGGCATTGACGATTGCCTGCAATGAGCTCAAATTCTCCGCGGCGGCGGAGCCGTAAAGCTGCAAATACTCCGCGAACTTGCCGTCTTTGAAAGCGTCGCAGAGGTCTTGCAAACTATACTCGCCCGACTCGTTGCTGTCGTCAAGCCCTGTAAGTATGAGCTTGATATACTCCGCCGCCTGATCCCCGCTCAATGCGTCCTGAATGGCGTTGATTTTGTCGGCGAGCAGCTTGCTCAACTGATCGAACCACAGTTTGAGCGCGGTCGGAGACAAGCCACCGACGCCATAAGACGCCGCCGCGTTCGGTTTGTCCGCAAGCGAAACAACGCCTTTCGATTTCAGCTCCGCAGGAGTTATATTCGAGAGTTTTTTCAGACTCATGTATGTTGCCTCCTTTAATTTTTGAGACGTCCGACAACACGATAGCGGAAAGAGACGTAGTACAGAGAAAACGGCTTCATGTATTCATCGGAATAGATGTAATACTGCTTTTCAACCCACTTTTTCTCCTTTTCCTTGATTGCGAACAGGCTTTGCTCCGTCGTATTGAACGTAAAGTCCGTGAAGTCCATGTCGTCGAACGAGAACAGGCTGCTGTTGATACGCGCGATCTGTTCGTAAGCCTTTCGGTTTGTCCTGACCTTGATTTTCGCCGCGGACGAGCTCAACGATTTTGTCTTGATGACTGTCGATTTTTTTATCGTGCTTTTCGTGAGGTGTGGAATGTCGCAGCAGTCCATTTTCGTTGCGCACCCACTGTAAATCGTCCGCTCGTCAAACGTATAATACTGCCTCGGAATCTCGCCCTGACTGTTCCGCATATCAAAGTTGAACGAACAGACGACGCCGTTCTCCGTACCGAAAAAGATGTTGTCAAACATACTCTTGACGGTCGTTGCCTTGCGGAATACGCCGCCGATATGATTGCCTTTGCCCTCGCACAGATACGCCTCGTAGCCCGTCAAATCGCCCGTGAAAAAGTCATACACCTCGTGCACGGTGAAGTACACGCCGAGCGTATAGTTCTCGTCTCCGATCTGAACGGTAACACCCTCGTCGAATACTTCCGTCGTCGCGTTCCCGCTGTCGTCGGGCGCGTTTACGACCGTTCCCGTAAGGTCTTTCGTCTCGTTCGTATCGGCGTAATAAACGGCATTTGCAAGGCGTATGGGCAGTTCAACTATGTTGTCGTCGTTTCCGCAGGTGCAATACTTCGCGCCTTTCTTGCACTTTGTGCAATAATGCACGGACGCGCCTTGCAGCTCCTCGAAAATGGAGGTTGCATAGGTGTACTCGGGGTATTGCCCGTCGTACACGCCGACGCCCTCGATGTAATACCACTCATACTGCGGGACGCCGATGTCGTGCGTGTACCGCTGCCTGCTGTCCGCCATGAAGATGTTGCCGTCCACGAGCAGAAGCAGGTAACCGTTCCACTCCTCCAAGACAGCCGTCTCCAAGTTCATGTTGACGAGCTTTGCGTCGATGAGGCTTGATCTGTGCTCGACCGCGCGCTCATAGCGAACGGAGAGCTGTCCGACGCCCTCGACGCCGAGGCGGGAAACGAACACGGGATCGTCCAAGAAGTTGATACAAGCACCGAGACAGCCCGATCCGCTCAACCCCTGCTGCGCGGGGTATATGCGCGGCTGTATGTCGTTGCCCGAATCTGTCGCCGTATGGAAATAAGTCAAGCCGTCCTGCTGCGTGTCGCCTTTCAGCACCATAAGCGTGTCGGCAACGACCACCATGCCCGTAATGGGCGATATTCCCACGCCGTCCTGCATATAGTTCAAAACGCCGAAATACGACGGATCGGCAAAGCCTGTACTGTTCCTGCCGCAGTAAAAAACGTGATTCGGATAACTCGGGTTTCCCGAAAGAAACACGCGGTTATCGTAAATCGCCGCAAGCGTACACTCCGTGATGAGAGCCGCGATGTTGTCCGCCTCTTCCGTTACGCCTGAAACGCTCGTGTACGTCTTTTTCGCCGTTACCTCTATGCCCGCATAAAATTCGGGGTACATGACGTTCTCTGCGCCGTCCTCGCCCGCGACCTGCACGACGTCCTGCGGCTTTGCGGGCGCAGTCGTAAACTTGATGACGCCGTTTGCAAGGTCTGCCGTGTAGTCCGTTCCTGCCGATTTTACGACGCCGTACACCTTGACCTCTGACACCTCGTCGAGCAGGTTTTCGTTCAGGTAGAAGTCCGTCGTCGTCCCGTCGGCAATAAACGTATGCTTGAACTTCGGCTGCAACATATTCCTCTGCTCGTACTCCGTGCCGTTGTCGGCATTTGTGCCGCTCGGAACGATGTTGATATACGTCGTCGGGATATACGCACTATCCACTACCTTGTTGACCGTCTCACCGTCGTAGAATAGGTAATTTTTCCCGTCGATGATGTACAGTCTGTTGTTGAAAATAAAGGACGCACTTCTGCGATTGTTCATATCGCTGTAAAGGGCGTCCTGCGTCTTGATGACACCCTCTTTATACGTCATCGTGAGACGCTCGCCCTCGGCAAGCACGCTGCTTGCATAGGTGAGCTCGCGCGTTTCAGGATCGTAGCTCATCGTGGGCGTCAGATCGTCGCCGCTGATAGTGGCGAGGGAGACGACCTCGACGATGTTTTCCGAAAGCGTCTGTTTGAACGTATGGGTGCCATTTGTTGTCGAAGTCGGAGCAGGCACCTCGATTGTGTCTGTAAGAACGACGTTTACCGTGTTCGGGTAATTCGCCCACAGATATAGCTTGTTGCCCGCGTGAATGAGCACGTCTGTAACAGTATTCCCCTCCGCGTCTTTATGCGCAAAATTGAAAATACCGTAAATCTCGCTCGCCTCGGGCAGCACAACGCGCCGCCTGAAACCCGCGATAGTCTCGATTGCCTGCCCCTGCCCCGATTGATAGTCCTTGAACATATTGACCATGTAAGCAAGACGCCGCTCGTGTACCTGCGTATGATCGCTTGAAAAGTCCACGCCGCGAAAATCGCCGTAATAACGATTATAGACGTCCTTTTCGGTCAATAGGTTTTTACTCGTTTTGTATGCCATGTCGCTTACCACCCGTTCACGTTTTTAATCAAAACGGGCGAGGTATCTTTGTGAGAGAGCACGATCTCCTGTACACGTTCCCTGTAAAGGCTCATGTAGTATTCGGACTTCTCGGGCTCGTCCTCGATCCAAACATACGCAGCAACAAGTATCGGCATAAGCGAGCAGAGCTCATCATCAAGATCGAGCTCCTGCGTGTCCTCCGTCGTTGCGCCCGTATTTTCAATCGCGGTCGGTCGGTGCTCGTAAAGCACCTTGTACACTCCGCGCTTGTCATAGGGCAGCAGAATGATACTGTCGCCCTCCTGCTCGTAATTTTGATTGAGCAGGGTGTTTTCCTCCTCCTCTCTGATAGGCGGACTACACAGAGCCATGAAGTCGGAAACAAGTTTTTTCACGTCATACCGCGTATAAGCCTCGTACGCAGGAATGTCTGCCACTTCGCCGCCGTACAGATACTGATACAGCGCGACGTTTTTCACGGAATACAGATACTCTCCCGCAAAACGCAACCGAATACGACCGCTTACAAACGCGCCCTGCTTTTTGATAAAGCCCCTATACGGCACGAAAATCTGCTTTGATTGCAGCGGAATCTCGCCGAAAATGCGCCATTCCCCCGTGTCCGTAATGTATTCTTCGAGGTACAGAACGCCGTTGCCGTCCGCCTCGAAGTAATACGCTTTTGCCCCCTCCGCCTCATAAGTAATATCCTCGATCTTCTCAATCGGCGAAAAGGTGTCCTGCCTTATCAGGTTTGCAAGCGGTTTATGATTGATGAGGCAATGCCTTATTGCAGGTCTGACCTTGCAGACCTGCAAAAGCGCACGATTTGCCGCGAAATAAAACCTGTCGCTATCTTCGAGAGTGGTCTCAAACCCGAGCTGCGCAGTCTGTAAATAGAGTTCAGCTACGTTCATGACCTACCTCCCGCGGCACCTGTCTCAAAGCGCGGTTGCGTCGGAAAGGGACGTTGCGTTCACGGCGAGGGCGATGTGCTTCCATGTGTTGAAGCCGACACCGAAACGGCAGTACCCGTTCCAGAAGTAGTTGCGGGTGTGCTTGTCGATGTCGCTCGTGATGTCGAGCGGGACGCGGTTGTAGAACATATTGCCGAGCAGGTTTTCGTTTGCCTCTTTCGACATAACCATGAACCTGTCATCGGTCGTCTCCCACCCGTCAAGCACGACGAGCGTCCAGTTGCCGTACTGCGTGTTGATGTCGTTGTAGTCGCTGCCGACCGTGCGCTCGGAACCGATGACTTTCTTCATCATGTTTTCGAGCTTCGGGCGGTTGCAGGGAACGACCACGATGTCGGCGACGTACTCCATGACTTCGCCGTTTTCGTCCTTGAAGTTCCTCACCTTGTTGGCGAGAACGCCGAGAGATTCTTCAAGCACGCCCGCGGAGCCCGTGATCTCGCCGTAGAAATAGTTGCTCTGCGTCTTGCCTTTCATCTTGTCGGTGAAATACGGGTGCGCTTTGTGGAACAGGGCGAGCTCGTCCGCACAGGTCAGATCGACCTTTGCCTTATTGAACGTCATCGTCTTGTTCGTACCGTTGATGAGTGCCTGCGCTGCGATCTTGACGCGCGTATTGTAGTAGGCGCGGACGAACTTGCGGGGCTTGTTCTTCATGTCGGCACCGATACCGAACTTCGCGTCGTCCGCCATTTTTCGGGTAATGGTGAACTCTTTGGCGAACTCGATGTGCTCGATAGTCTTTTTGAACGTGGGCTCCACGTTGTCGTTCTCGGCTCCCTGACCTTCCTGCTTGCTCATGAACGTAGAGAAATCAGACTCGCCCATGATCGTCTCGGCGTATCTGTTGGACTTCTCCACGTTGAAAAGGGTATCGAGAATGGTCTTGCGCTTCTCGCAGATGTTCGATTCGTTCTCGATGAGTGCTTTGATCGGGTGCTCGAACTTCCCGAACATGGGATCGTTCTTGCCCGACATTGCGCTGTAAATGAAATTCGACATTGTTGTCTGTACCTCCTTTTATGCGATCCTGACGACGATAATATCGCCTGCCGCCGCTGCACCGTTGAGGCTTTCAACCGTTACAACGCCGCTCGTGGTCGTCGCCGTTACCTGCAAGCCGTCCGTGTGCAGGGTTACTTTGCTGCCCTCAACGAGGCTCGTAGGAGCCGCCTGTACGGGCACCTCGTAGAGCTGATTCGGCTCCACGCGCGCAGCGGGAATGAGACGCTTTGCCGCGTCCGCCGCGCAGTCTGCCATAGCGATAAACTCGGGCTTTACCGTAGCCCCGCATTTCGTGAGCTTACCGTCCGTGAGAACGAGAGCCTCGCCCATAACCACCGCCTCGTCCTCCGTTACTTCGTGGAAAACGGGCTCGGGCACGTTCATTCTCGCGTTCTCTATCTTGATGAGTTTGAACATAGAAAAATCTCCTTTTTATTTTTTTGCTGATTCTTTGTAGAGTTTGCTGATCTCCTTATCCGACAGATTCGGAAACAGGTCTCTCCACTCTTTGAGCTCCTTTTTTGAGATAGCGATCCCGTCATCTTTGGAGCCTGCGGGCACGGCAGATTTCAGATGAGCTTTCGTTTCGTTTAACGACTGCTGTTTCGTCGCTGCCGCGCCGCTCTTGCGCACGCTGTCGGGGTTTGCCGCCGCATACGCTTCTTTCGGGGACAGCCCCAAGTCCCTAAACCTCCCGAACTTTGCAAGATTTTCGATCTCGCGGAGAGATTTCAGACCTCGGGTTTCGGGGAACTCGCGCTGTATCTCTGCAAAGTCAGACTGCATTTTCTTTTCAAATTCAGCCTGCTGATAGAGCTTTCTCGCAGCGTCCTCACGTTGACTCTCTGCCTTTTTCTTCCGATAATCGTCAAGCGACATATCGTCCGATTCGGCAGCCACCTTTTCGAGCCCCTCCAACACATTGTCCGACTTTACGCCCAGCTTGGCGAGCGTGTCCGCGCTTTGAGCTTTCAGAGCTTCATACTCTTTGCCCTGCGCTTCGAGCTTCTTTTGGAGAGCCTCGATCTGCGCGTCTTTCTCGTCCTTGCCCTCGGGTTTGGCTTCGGGCTCTTTCGGCTCTTTGTCCTCGTCATCGTCGCCGTCATCGCCCTCGTCCTCGTCGTCCGTGTCGTCATCGGTATCGGCGGCGTCATCGTCGCCGTCCTCGTCGCCGTCCTCGTCCTGATCTTCGTCCTCGATTACGTCGGGGATAATGATATTCCCGTCGTCATCATACTCGAACTCGTCGTCCTTTTCGGTTTCGTCGTCAGTTTCCTCGCCCTGAACGCCGTCCTTTTTTTCTTCGTCGAGCTCGATATTCTGCTCTTTTCCCATGATCGTCTGTTCCTCCTTTCAAATTTTTGGGATAGATTACTTTTTGCCGCTCTTTTTCCCGCTCCGAAGATCGTTACCCTTTACGACCGTAGCCTTTGGCGAATCGGAGCCCACGGACTTGGGAGCCTTGATAATGCCGCCCTTGTTCGTGGCAAACCTGTTATCTCTGCTCGGTTTCATAAAAGCTGTCTCCTCCTTTTTTAAGATTTTTGAGAAACAAAAAAGCCCCACCGCCACCTTTGGCGAATAGGGCTCTGTCTCTCGGGACTTTGGCACAAAACAATGTTTACCGTGCAATCGCACAAGCTATTCAGTTTTCACGTTCCACAGCTTGCCGCACTTCCTGCACTTGAACGTCAACCCGTCAATCTTGCTGCTTTTATGCAAACCGACGCGGGCGAGCTTCTCTTTGCAATGAGGACAAACGATATGCGTAATATCAGATTTCACAGCAGGCGTTATGCTCAACATCTACTTGTGCACCTCCTATTATCTATGATAACACAGATTAAACGGCGTTTAGTCGCAATTTATAATGAAATAAGGCTGAACGGAGACCGCACAGCCTTATCTTTTTCGCTTCCAAATCTTGTATAGCACTACCGATAGCGCGATTAAAACGACCGCGGCTATCGCAAAATACAGCCTGTCGCCGCCCGTATCGCTCCTCCACGCGCCTATTATTAACGCGCCCGAAAAAAACAGACACGCTATCCCGCCAATACCAAAGCCAATCGCGCCGTTTTTCCCGCCTCCAAGTTCAAAGCACCAAAACACCGCCGCAGCGCAAGGAATCAGCGCAAGTAAAACAAATAAAATATCCATTTCCCTGAATTAAGTGCCCCCCGACTGGTACGCATTGCAAAGAGGCGTTCGGGGGACTGTTGATTTTATGTACGCTTTATTCATATATGCGGACTTTCCCTTTTGCGCCGTAAACACTTACGTTGCAGTCGCGGCTCGTCAGGTCAAATTTATTTGACGAACTTTCTTTGCTCAAATGAAAAGAGTATCTACCCTCTCCGTCGTAGTTGAGCTCGATATTCGCACTTATCATTCCGTCGTGCCAGCCCTGAACGATGACGCCGCACAGCACCGTAACGCTTTCAAACTGAAAGTTTCCCGTTTTACTTATTTCGATGTTTCCGACGCAGGAAAGAACGTACCTATCCAAACCGAGAGCATTTTGACCGATATATTCGATGTTTGAATCCGCAAGCTCAATACCTATGGTAAGGTATTCGCTATAATTTTTTGTGCTGATCTCCACCTCCTCATAATCGGGCGTCTCGTCGCTTTGTTGAGCTTGTTCTTCATTGCTGTTTGGCTGATTTTCCTTTGCTCCGCAAGCCGTAAAAGCAAAAGAAGTGAAAACAACCACTACAAGCACGAAAAGCAGAATAACTATCCTCTTTTTTCCTCTTGTTTTCATGACATAGGCTCCTTTCCCTCTCGGGATAAAAATAAGGGCGGCACCGATTAAGGAGCCGCCCTGCATAGAGTTTGTATGCACCCCTTAATTGTTGCCACACAACCTGCGAGTTACAGGGAATAAAGGATACACCTATGCCGAGATGTAACCCTGTAACTCTATTTCGTTGTGTGGCATTATCAGTATAGCATATTCATCGAAGAATGGCAATAGTTTTGGCATAGTACCAAAAGAACTCCTAAAAATCTCTGATGATTCTGCCATTTCGGACGGTAAACCCGCACTTTTCGGCGAGAGCAGCCTTTTCCGCCTGCGTGCCGTTCAGTTTCAAGATGTACTGCAACAGAATACGCTTTGCCCGTTTTGCCGTGTACCCCCTATAATCGCCGTCCTGTATGGTATATCCGCGATAACAGAGGATCAGTAGCCGCTCGCCGTCAGAAAGGTTTTGTTTGAGCAGGTATTTTACCGTGTTCTTTTTCTTTGAGCCCGCAATCGTCTCGCCTTTCGAGTTCTTTTCCGACTCAATATCGGACAGACCGACAAATGCCACGGAGAGCTTGCTCATGTCTATCCATTTTGACAGCTCGCCTATCGTCGTGCGCTCGTCCACGCCCACCAAGTCAGAGAGCGCGTCGTAATAATATGCGTCGTACACCTGCTTTATGGCTTTCGCCTGCATTTCCTCCGACAGAACTTTGAACGCGCCGCCGTTCATCATCTTTTCAATGTCTTTCATGGACTGCGCGTAAATTGCCCTGAAACGAGCGTATTCATCGTCCGTAAGCGGAATTTCAACGCCGCCATAAGAGATAGTATCTCCTATGCTGCGCGGCAGCACAGAGTAGCCTTTCGAGTATAAGTCAACGAACTTGTCGCGCACAGCGTCGCTCATGGTCGTATTGCCCATTCTCTCGCCGAAGATCATGCTCGTAAGCATGGCGATCATGTCCGTATCGTCGCTCTCAATCGCCTTGTTGAGGTCAGTTACATAGTTTTTCGCATAGAACGCCTCGTCGATCTGATACGCCGTCGTCGGACTGATACGCTTTGTGAGCCCGTAAAACACGTTGTAGATATTCCGCGTCGGAATACCGAAAATCTGCCCTATCGAATACGCCAAATTCTTGATACGAGACGCCACTTTCGCGTCGCTTTCTTCTCCCGACACGATCCCGCCGACGGTATCAAACAAGTTCACCGCGCTGTCGAGCAGGTCATTGAGTGCGGAATAGGCATAATTGTCGAGCTCGTACCCCTCCGCAATGCGCGTGTACACGTCTCGGATAAGCGGCAAGCCACCAAACAAATTGCCGATGAAGTCCACAAAAACCTGCTGTCCAACCGTCTCGTCGTCGTCCCTGTCCTTGTTGTACAGCCAACTGAAAAGCTGCGCAATAGCCGCCATAAACAGCGCAGAGGTTGCGAGAGCCGTTACAGACTTAAACACTTTTTTCCGCGCAGCTTTTATCTGCGTGCGCAGAGTGGCTATGCGCTCCGTGTCCGTAGTCATTCGCAGTTTTGCTTTGAGCGTTGAGAGTTCGCCGACCGAATCAATGACGCGCCCGATGACTTTCATGCTGTCCGCCGAGAACATCGTTACGGTACGCATGATCTCATTGCCCGAACGCATTGCCGCCGAGCGTTCCGTTGCGAGAGAGTTCTGCTGCGTTTCGAGGATAACCCGCTTTAACAGCTTTCCTGCCTCTATCTTGTTTGCCTCGGTGCCGATCTTTGCTCCGCCGTTCTTTTGCACCTGCACCTGACAAGCACCGAACAGGCGGCGGACAACAAACCTATCCATTTTACCGATAGGAGCCATAAGCGCATTGGAAACCCTGCCGACCTTATCAAACAAGCCCTGCGCCATAGCTGCCGTATTGTCCTGCGCGCGCAGCTTCGCAAGCGGGCAATAGGTGTCAATGTCCTTTGAGGACACAAACATTCCGCGCGTAATGCTGCTCGCGTCAAGTATGCTTGACGCCGCAAACAATGACGAAAGCTGCGTAACCCATACTTTCGGGTTTGCGCCGAGTTGAAACTTCGCGTAGCTTCCGCGAATAAAGCCGAGTACACGCATACCCTCGCTTGACGAGGCGGGTATTCCTTGAATGTCAGAGATGAGCTTTGAAAAATACCTATTGCCTTTTGCCCAAGTGTTTGCGCTCTCCGTCGCAACGCTCACGGGCTTGTTTGCGTTCCCTCCTATATCCAAGTTGTAGAGCTTGTTGTACGTCTCAATCGCGGGCGAGAGCGCGGCATACTGCGCGACGGCGTGAATATGCCTGTTGAATACCGTGTCCGCCGCTTCGATAAACAGCTCCTGTTTCGCACCGCGCACGGTATCTTTGTTGAACGACGCGCTGCTTACCCTGTCGAGCTCGCCTTGAATATCGGACGTATCAACATTCTTTGCGATGTTGCCGCGCCTGATCGGGTAGTAATAGTCCTCCGTGGCGTTTGTAAAGCCGAGCCGCTGCATATCTCTTGCGGCTTTGAGTTTCTTCGCGTCCTCGTTAAAGGCTTTTTCCAAAATCGCTATGTACTCTTTGTCCGTTTCCGACAAGAGCTCTGCAATTCTCGCCTGCTCCTCTATGGCGGCGGCGCGGAGATCGCTCTCCTCTGTAATTTCAGGGGCAAAGCCGCCCACGCGCACGCGCTTCCCGTCCGCGTCCGTAAACGCAAACCCGTTCTGCGCAAGACCTGCCTGCGCATGAGCACGTTTGAGCGTCATATAAAGGCTTATGAGCTGCATTCTCGGAATTGCAACACCGCGATATTCGACCGTTTGCTTCACCGCTTGCGAGAGATACTTCCTGTTCTTTTTCATGAATGCGTCATAGTCCTGCCTGATCTCCATTTCGGTGATTTCGGCGTCAATAGCCGCCTCTCGCAGCTCTGTAAGCATTTCGGTATAGAAACCGCTCTCGTACATATCCATACGCCGCGCTACCGACATAGGATCGCCGAATGTCTGCATAATAGGATCGCCGAATGTCTGCATATACGTTGAGCCCGCAATCTTCCTGAACAGACCGACCTTGACCTGCTCATTGTTATGTATGGTCTCGATGTACCGCGTCGCTTCGGGTACGGCGTCAACCCACCTGCCCTGACGATAAACTTTATTGAACTTCTCCACAAAGTTTGTGAAATAAGCCATGAGATTGTTTATCATGCGCAATTCGTCTTTCGTATAGCCTTTCGTCCCGTTCGCCACCGTATCAAGCATATCTGCAATGCCCTCCTCATAGGTATCGGCGAGTAGCGGGTTTTCTTTGGTGTACCACGTCCGCAGGTCAGCCATGATTTTGCGCGTGCCTGCGATATTAAAGTTGCCCCTGAACTTGATTTTGCCGAGCTTTTCAATCGAACTCCTGAAAATCTCTGTATCGTACTGCGTTGCGTTTTGGAACGTGCCGAGTTTGAGATCGCGCATTTTCTGCGCCTGATCCACGATACTGTTGATGAGCCTGTTGTTCGCGTTTGCCTCACGCAGCCGCTGTTTGAGTTCTGCGATCTGTTTTGTGTACTTCTCCACGAGCTTTGCGTACTTCGACTTTCTGCCTTTCTGCTCGTAAGCGCTCAGAATGTCGCGGGCAATCTGCTGACGCAGGTCTTTAATAGTCCGTGCGTCTCCATAGGTCGAAAGCATAACGCTCTCCGTTGCATTGTTGACCGCCGCCCGCGCGTCCTCATACATCTCGACCATTTGCAGGAAACAGTCTGCCTCATTTACCGCGTCAATGAAAATTCCCTCCTCTGCCAAAAGCTGCGGGAGGGTATCGGGAGAAATGCCGCCCTCTTTGGCTCCCCAAACGAGGTTGATACTGTTTTTCCTGTCAAAGCGATACTGTATCTCGCCCTGAATGTGCCGCAGGTCGATTTTGTGCATATATCCGCGTAGAACAGACAGCTTGCGCATTGCCTCGGAGACTTCTCCGCTGCTCTCCGCATACATATCTGTAAGGACGGTATGCTCAATCATGTAATCGGCGATACGCAGCGCAACGCCACCGCGATACCCCTCCTTTACCGTGTTGAGCTTTTGGAACAGGTAGTCAATGACCGCCTGCCGATCCTTTCCTCGCAGCTCGCCGTACATTCCGATGTCCTCGAACACGAGCCGCTCCTCAATGATAGAATTGATGACCTCCGCTGCCTCCGCTTTGGTATATACGCGCATACCCGTATTGTTTGCGGCAAAGCGGGCTCTCTGCCCGACGGAATAATTGCCGCGTGTCTGCGCGTTCCCGTCCTCGGAACTGTCAAGGGCGAAACGCACCCCGCGTTCGCTCGTGAACTCGGAGAGCTGCGCCGAATACGCCGCATTGATAGGTACAAGCGTTCCGACGGCAGCGGAATTATGGCTCGTGCGCGTTCTCACGCGCTGCGTGTCAGCGTCCCACGATGAGAATGTCTGCCCTTTGAGCTTGTGCTCGCCGTCCATAATGCGCGCGTCGTACCTGCTCAAAGAATTTTCCGTAAAGCGAATCGCCACCGCAACACGCTTTACGCCTGCTTTTGCAAGCGCAGCCATACGGTGCCTGCCCTCGTGCCCGACAATGCGCATAGTCTCATAGTCTACGGAGAGATACGGCGTCTGCGTCTCGTGTGATAGCCTGTCAATATCGAGATTGCCCGCCTCATCGTAAATTTGATTGCGGCGCGTCTGATTGACCGTCGTTGCTTTTACGAAGTCCGCAGGGTTGATCCACGTCGCGTAAGCCTGCGTATAGCGCGGGTTTGTTGCACCATAGCGTTCTATGAGGTCTGTCATACGCTCCGACGTCCACGCCGCTGTTTCATTTGAGCTATCGACGTTTACCACGCTGTCAGAGAGAGCGAAACGAATATCGGCGTCCCTTGTGGGCTGCTTGTTCGTCGTGAGCTTAATCTGATTTTCAAACCACGCGACATAGAATCTGTCGCCCGTATTGTCAAATCGTACCTCCACGCCGTCGTAGCCCAACACGTCGCGGATAGCCTCGTGCAGCTCGTTCGGATAATCTCTGTAAGCAAGATAATCGCTGTCAAGCAAGCCTATCGAATTAAAATTCTTCGCGGCTTCGCGTATCATGTAGTCCTTTGCTCCGACTTCCCAATACTCCTCAAACATATCGCCGAGAGGAGAACTTTCGGGATCATAAATAAGCGGGTGCCGTTTGAGTATCTCATACGCCTGCTTTTGCGTAATTTTTACGTCGAAGAGATCGCCGCCGTCCGCCGTTCTGTTGATGAGGATAGGTTTTGTGATGTTGAGATACGTCTTGTGAACATTGTCCCCGTAACTCCGCGAGGCTTCCTCGCTCGTGGCAAAGTAAAAGCCTGCCCCAAACTGATCGTTACCTTTCCCTATACGTCCTCTGTCAAAGGTGAAAAACCTGTTTGGAGAGCCATGATAGGTAATGCGCAGCTTTCCGTTGTCATCAACAACCTTGCTGTCCTTGAAGAACTCGCGCTGCTCCTGCGAAAGACTTGCGCCCGTACTGTCGGTCTCGGGCAGAGCAAAGCGAACTCCGTCAAGCCGCTGAATGGCGGTGCTGCGTTCCGCAGCGGTGCTGCCGTAAACATCATACGGAATATGCAGGCGGTCAAGCCTGCTTTTCAAGCGTTCAGAGGCTGTATCGGGCAAAAGAACAGATTTAATCTCGCTGAAATTAACGGCACGGCGAGGCTTTGCCTCAAAATAGCCCGTCTGCGTCATCTGTTTTGCATACGCAAACAAGCCGAGAATTTTATTCCCGATGTCTGCGTTATATTTATAGAAACCCGAATATTCGCGTTTCATGTAATCGGCGATTGCTTTCTCGGTAAAGAGCTTTTTGTCTGCAATCTCTCCGATCACCTCTCTTGCGCCGTCGAGCGCTTTCCAATACGAAAAATTGCTGCCGTAATCTTCGCGCGTAACCATATCTGCGGTAATCTCATCGAGCATTTGCCCTGCGGTGGTCGTAAAATTGCTCATTGCGTCGTCTGCTACCGCGGTAAGAGACGCCGCCGCCTTTTTCATATCGGAAATGGACTTAAACTCTTTCGAGAGTTTTGCCGCGAGCGAGCTCGGGTTTAGACCGAGCCAAGAGCCACCTTTCGGATCAGCTTTCGACATCGCACGCACGACATTTTCGAGAGTGTAATCATCATGCAATGCCTCAAAGCTCCGAGACCTGCCCGCAGCAGTAAACGGATCCAAATTGTTTCGTAGCCCCGCTTTTTCGACGACATCGGAAAACAGCTCATCTATCCACGCATTGTAACCGTTCTCGTCGAGATGTTCGTTGATGACCTCCCGTGCCGCCCGTTCGTCCAACGACTTCGGGAAGCCCCTGTCCGCATACCTTGCCGCCTCGCGCAGAATACCCTTTGCCTCGTAAAGGTCAATCTCTTTGTTTGGAGACATATTGTATTCACGCTGCCAATAGTCCGAAACAAGCTCGTTTACCTGCGCCACATACGGCTGCACAGCCTCATTCGAGTAATTTGACTGCTCCAAGCTGTTCAGCGCGCTCTTGCCGAGATTGTCCGCCAACCACTTAATCGTAGCGTTGCCATAATCTGACACCTCTTTATCTACCGTCGGCAGCGCAACCTCAATGCCCTTGTCGCGCAAATATGCGTACTTGAAAGCGTCTTTGTCCCGATATGCCTGCGCCAAATCGCCGCCGTTACGGTTGAGGAACTCCGTCATGTTCGATTCATCAAGCGCAAGATAGCCGAACAGTTCAGCGTCGGTGCCCCGAATGAGGGAATTTATCTTCCTGTTGATCTCCTCCGCCCGCTTTTCGTTGAGCTTGTACTCCACTCTCGGTGTGGTCGGCGTCCATGCGTCCCGAGAAAACACCTTGTTTCTCGAATCGCGCTGCGGATCAATCGTTTCCCTACCAAAAACGACAGTAATATCTCCAAAGTTGTCATGCGCCAAAGACGGCTTTGTAACTGCAATCGAGGGCATGGGAAAACCGCCGAGGTCTAACACTTTCAGCAGCTTTTCCTCGGTGAGGTTATGCAACGCCACAAGGTCGTTCGTTTCCTCGACCGTCCCCGAGACAGTTTCCCCGTCGATCGTAAGAGCGTAGCGAATAGTGGAATCTCTTTCGGTGCTCCTGTTCCGTCTCGAATTGCTACCCGCGTTCTTTTCGGAAAAATACACCCTCTGTCTGTCAATATCAGGTCTCATCTCGCGCCTTTGCTCTGCCGTCATTTCCAAACGCGACGACACGTCCCGAGCCTCGATTTCACCTGCCGTATTTGTGTACATATCGCCTGCATACCGACGACCGTTTTTATAAAAATCGGAGAGCTTGCTGTATGCCTGCGTATAGTCCCACAAAACATCTCTCTGACTATCGTTTTGTGCATATCTCGCCGCATTATCGTATGCCCTCGCAATAGACGACGTCGAAACATCAAGGCGATTCAGAGTGTCCTCCATGTCGTACATAGCCTGCTGCAATTCGGGTGCAGCCTCAATACGAAGTTTTAAGAACTTCTCGCGGGCAGTCCCTGCTTCACTCCTGTACTGTTTCAGCAGGCGGTTATACCAATATGTATCGCTTGATCCACCTGCAAAACCCTCGTGCGCCTGAATCAAGTGCTGCACTTCGTGCATAAGGACAGATTTTGCCTTATCAGACCACCCGAGTTCGGTTGTGGCGACATTCGGTTTGCCCCACATAAGCTCATGGTATCTTTTCCCGAGCTCGGAAGCAAAAAATTTGTTTCTTGCCGCCTCCTCCTGCGCAAGCCACTCCTCGGCAGATAACGTCTCTTGCAGGCTTTCGTCCGTGTAAAATCTGTTGTACTCCCGATATTCGGGTGTTTGTTCAATTCGCTTGATTTCAGGCTGCCTGTTTTCAAGGTATTTTTGATACTCTTTCGACGTTCTCGTAAACAGCCGTTGAGCCAAGACAATTTGCCCGTCCTCCGCAAAAGCCGAGCCGTCAACACCCGTTTCCGTCTCCTGCAAAATGACCGTAACGTCTTTCAGAAACGGGTATGCAGCATACAGTTCCTCGTGGTGCATTATGTCGCCAAGTTTTGCTGTACGATAGCTCCCGTCCTCCGTGGAATGATTTTCAAAAGCAGGCTTCTCTACAAGGGTTGCCGCCGAGTCGTCGATTTCATATCGCCATTGATTGTCATACCCAACAAACCACCCCGTCTCTCGCCTTATAGTCTCGCTGTCCTCTCCCGCCGCCTGTAACTGTTTTGCTCTATCAAGCAAAGATAAGTTTGCGGTTTCGCTCGTTTCGCCCGCCAAAGCGAACTTTTTGCCTTTTTGCGATTCGGAGTTGACATTTTCCGCATTTTGCGATATACTATTAGTGGAATCTGTACCACGGCTCGCTTTGGGCGTATTGTTGGGGGCTTGTTCACCCGATAGCGTGGCAAGGGTTCCTTTTTTTGTGCCTATATATTCAGTCTGCACACGCAGGTCTAAATGTTTTCCCGAAACGACGGCAACAACCGTCGTTCTTTCATTTCCGCTCACCTTTGAGAACGCAATAGCAGGTTGCCCGTTATATTTCTTTTCAGAAAGAGAGATAGACGTCGCGCCGTCTAAAATATCAGGTATCGCCAAAAAATCAGCCTCGGTAACAGGACGCTGCCCCCTCGGAGCTTCTGTTCCCACAGTGCCGTGATCTTTGAAAATTTTTCGCACTTCATCAGAACGCAAAGCATAATTGTAATTTTCAAGATTTAAGCCCGTTTGCTCTTCTATACGCGCCGCCAATTCAGAGCCAATCGCTCCAAAGTACATTTTTTTACTATACTGATTATCTGATCTGCTCTGACGTACAAATTCTTGCAACTGCTCCGAGCTCTCGTAGATAACAATATTTTTACTGTTTTTCCAATTTTCTTTTTGCTTTTCGCTATAAGGCTTTAAGGCGAAATGTTTATCACCGACGTACTTCCTTGCTTGTTCGGAGGCGTTTTCTACGCCCAAATACCGTTGATTGCGCACGGAGAACTCATCGAACAGCTTTTTGTACTGCCGATAAAGCCGAGCCGCCGCCCCTGTGAGCTTTTCATCACTCTGATAGTCCGTGCGAGCCTTTTTGAAAAAGCCGAGTATCTTCTCTTTGAGCGTCTGCTTCTTCTGCACAAGGCGTTCGAGGATATTCTTGTTCGAGAGCGTCTGTTCGGCAAAATGCGCGTTGATCTCGTCGCTGACCTGCACCGCGCCACCCTGCCCGACCGCCGCGTACCGTTTGCGAATTTTCTCCTTTTCGGCGTCGGTCATGGTCTCCAAGCCCTCGGCAACGGTCAGAGAGCCGTCCGTGTCGTTGTAAATAGCGTGCGTAAGCTCGTGAATGAGAATGCTCTCGCCCGACCTGCTCTTTGCCTCGGGGTTGATGATGATACGGTTGTTTTTCAGGTCGATTGCGCCGTCCGCATAAGAGCCGTTTGCCGCCACGAAAGACGCTTCTTTGCTGAACACCACGCGAAGTCCAGAGCGCGCGGAAACACGGGCGCAAGAAAGCACAAAGTCCTCCTGCACGCCCGCAGCTCTGCCCTGACGAATAGTCGCCCTGATTGCAGCCTGCCCCGCCGCGCTCAAATTCTTGTATTCGGAGATGTTCTCTCGGGCGTATGTATCAATCTCCGCCGCCTGCTCACGGAGCCTGTTCTGCGCCTCCGTATGCTGTCTGACGCCGTTCTGATAGTTCTGCTCGTTCGTGTGTATCTCGCGCAGCACGCGGTTTGTTTCCGTCCGAGAAAGAGCCTTTGACATGAGCCCGCTCTCGTAGTCATACACATAGTAGCTGTCCCCGCGCTTTGTAATGGCAATATCGGTGCCGCCTTGCGTATAACGATATGTGCCGTCGTTGCGCAGGTTTACCATGCGCGGCAGGTGCTTTCTTGCAGCTTCGGGAGCGACCGCCTGCGCCTCTTTTACATAGCTACGTTCCTGCTGATACTCCTGCACGCCTCCGTTCGCCACAAATTCGGTGATTTTATCGTGGAATTGCTCATTTGTAAGCGTCTCCCAATTCTCGATACCGAGCCTGTCGGCGACCGCCTGACGCTCCGCGTCCGTTGCCTGTTCAACAAACCTGTTGAGGTCTGCCTGCGTGGAGAGCTGCTGTCCCGCAAGCGTTGCGTCCCTGAAACGCGCCGTGTCCATTGAAATCTGACCGACGGTATCAGCCACCGCAAGCGTCCGCAGTACGGAGTTCGTTTTGAGAGCTCTCGACATCGTTTTCCTGAACTTCTTTGCGTCCGTCGTGTCGATACCCTCTCTGATCTGTTCTGCCGTAACCTGAATCGGCTTGCCGTTCTGATCCTGATACCCGAGCTCGTTAAGGCGCGCCGCGACCGTTTCGGCGTTGTTGTAGATATTCTCCGCGCTTGCCGTAACAATCGGCTCAAAGGCGGCGGAGGTGTTCGCCTGTTCAAGCACGCCGAGCAGCATTTTCTGCCGCACCGTGCGCACTTCGCCGTCCGTCTTTTGCAGGCTCGTTTTCAGCTCGTCAAGCGTGTTCTGCACGACCTGAAACGTCTCGTAATCAGTCTGATTTTCCGTCTGATAAGACGAAATCTGCTCCGCCGTGGTGATGACGTCACCCGACTTGCCCTCGTTGACAAGCGTGTTTCCTCTCACTGTCCCGCGGATATTCCTGACGGCGACATCTCCGCCGCCCATAATAGCACCGCTCAAACCGCCGACAAGAGCAGCATACGCGACCTCCTGAAAGGTTGCGTTTTTCGCGTTCGGATCGTAGGTCATGCGCTTATACACGGGATCGAGAATTGCCTGAACGCCCTCCTCGAACGCTTCGCCCGCAAAACCTTTTACAACGCCTTTGAGTAAGGTGTTGCGCGTAGCAGACTTCGCAACCTCTTTACCAAAAGACTTTGCTATGCTCTTTGTAACGGAGCCAATGCCCGCGCCGAGAGCGGTTGAAACGCCCTCCATTGCGCCCTCCGTAAAGCCCGACAATGCGCCGTAACCAAACTCTTTGCCCGTAAGCTCGCCCGTTTGGTCGTATGCCTCTTTCGTCGCACGCCCTGCCGCGCCCAAGCCTGCAATACTGCCCGCAATGAGCGTTGCAGCCACGGGAGACAAGGTACCACCCGACGCAACCGTAATTGCGCCCGCTGCGGCGACACCTGCGATTGCGGGCAAGCTCGTACCGATACCGCCCGCAACATCGCCGACAAACTGCCAACCCTCCGAGGGGTTAAACCATTCGTCCGCGTGATTGTAGTTCACCCAATCGTTTGCTATCTGCTGTTCAGCCCAATCGTCTGCGCCAAACAGCTTCGCAAGCCCGCCTGCGGCATAGTCCCAAATGCCCTCGATACCGCTCAAAAAGCCTAAACCTATCTTTTCAAACGCATACCCTATACCGCCGAGAAAGCCGCCTTGATTCTGTTCACGTTCTGCGGCAGCTTGTGCCGCCGCCTGCGCAGCGGCTTGTTCTGCCAATGCCCGTTCATACTCCCTTTGCTGTTCTTCCTGCTCGCGCTCATACCGCTTTTCTGCCGCGCGCTGCGAATAGAACTCCGCAAGGGACGTAGAGAGTCTTTTCGTCGTATCTGCCATATAAATACACCTCGAAATCTGTTATCCGAAGAACTTGTTGTAGAGCTTCGTGTAGTGGTCTCCGTAGCTGTTTTCGCGCTTGCGCACAAGATAAACATTGCCGTCCTTTTTGTAGTAAATCTGACCACGCAAACCGAAAATAGATCCGTCGGCAACATCGCGCGCAATGCTTGTTATCGCCGAATCTGTTACCTTACCTCCCGACTCGATACGGTACTTGAAGCCGCTATTGTCGATCAGAGAGAAGTTGTTGCCGACGTCGTCCATATCGGTAGAGCCGAATATCCACCAACCGCCGTCATTATTGAATCTGACATCATTTGTAACCACTTTGTAAAGGCTGTCATAGGTTTTCTGCAACGCCTTTTTGTTTTCCTCGCTCGTCCACTCATTATTGAGAATTTTATCAAGCTGCTTTTTCGCCTCGGACGCGGACATGGAGCCCGAATTGAAAAATGCGTCGGAGGTGTCGATTTGAGAGTTCCATTGCTCTTTTTGCTTGTTGTAGTCCTCCTCGCTGATTTGCCCGCTTTGGTGCAGGTCGTCGATTTTGTCCGTATCTTCGTTCGCCAAATCTCCGCTCTCGATAAGCTCTTTGCTGTACTGCGCCATAAGCTGATCATACTGTTCCTGCGAAACAGAGCCCGTATTGAGCAGCGTTTCCAAATACGAGACATCGAGGTCTGCGCCATAATCGGAAATCATCTGCAACGCCTCCGTGTAAGACAAAGACTGCTGATCCGACTTGTACTTGTCTGCCGCCGCCTGCAACTGCGAAATCTGCGCCTCGTCGAGCCCGTACTGCGCGCCAAGAGAGGCGATCTGTTCGGAGGTGTACTCGCCCGTATTTGCCGAAGTAAGTAACGCGGCGTAATACTGCTTTTTCTGCTCCTCCTCGGCTTTTGCCTCCTCCGCTTTCTGCTGCTGATACTGCGCGAGCTTTTCAGCGTTCCCCTGCATATTCTCGGCGTAAGAAAGTTCTGCGTTGAGCTTGTCGGAGTTTGCCTGCTGTTCCGCCGCAAGTTTTGTAGCCTCCGCCTGCGCGTTTGCGTTCTGCGTCTCTGCTCTCTGCGTGGCGTAAGCCTGCTGATTGAGATAATCGCTGTACCCGCTGCCCGAAAGCCCCATAGCGGCGAGCTGTTCCGCGTTCGCTCCATAGGTGGCTTTGTTCTGCTCGTAGCTTGACCTTGCGTCGATGACGGCGCGCTCACGCTCCGATTCTGCCTGTTGCAAGGCGTTCTGCTTGTTCTGCTCAATCTGCGCATTGAGCTTGTCGAGCTGTTCTTTGTAAAAGCCCTCCTGTTTGAGCAAGAACTCCTCGTATGTATCGACCTCTCCGCTGCCCGTCGTAGAGCCTCCTGTCGCGCCCGTGGAGCCCGTTGCGCCCGTTCCTCCCGATGTATCGGGAGTGCTCTCCGTCGGCGTCTGCTGTTGCGCTGCGGCGGCGAGCTGCTGCCCGTAAGTCATCGGAGAAGTTTGCGGCTTGCTTCCGCTTGCTGTCGTCCTGTTGATCGTAGGCATTTTCTCCACGTTCGGGTTGCCGACAATAACGCCCTCGTCCGTAACGCCTCCGCTCGCACCGCCTTGTCCGATAATTCCCGTCATATTTTTGAGGTTATTTTGGTAGGTGAGATTCTGCGGGATCGTTACTGTCGGGGTGTTCCCGAGTGTTTTTTTCAGCACGTTCTCGTTTGCGGCAGTAAGCCCGCCGCTGTTGCCGCCGCCCGATAAGGTCGGAAGATTGACGATATTGTTTTGCTGCCCGCCGCCGAGATTTGCGCCGTATGAGCTATCAATTTTGGGAGTATTGCTTTTGGTGGAGCCGCCCCCGAAAAGTGATTTTTGCGTGAATTTACTGCTGACCGCCATTTGCCTGCCCTCCGTTATTTATTTGAGACATGAGGTATGCCTCATAAGCCGTCCTGTTCTGCTTTTCCTTGTCGAGGTCTTGCTGCGCAGCCGCCGCCTGCTGTTGTGCGAGCAGAAGCTCTTGCTGACGCGCGATCTCGTCTCTGATACGTTCGACGTTCTCGTGCGCCCACGGATAATGCGCCTGCTCCATGTTCTGCCAAAAGATGAGAAGCGTCTGCGGGAGCTGCGGGTTACCGTATGCGCCCTGCTGAAAGTTCTTTCTGTTCTCCTCCCATAAGAGCTCGCGCTGCTTGTCAACGTCGATTGAAGCGTCCGCGGAGAAAAGATACTCGTCGTTGTAGTACCACTCGCCCGCCTCGTCGCGTTCGATGAAGTCATAGCGGTTGAAAAGGCGGTTTTGCATTCGCCCCTGTGCGTCCTTATACGTTGCAGGACGCGGCTCATCGGCGTATGCGAGATAATATTGAAAGATAATCTGATCTATCTCGGCATACGCGGCGTTTTTCATCTGCCGCTTGCTGTCGAGACGCCCCGCCGCCTGCTGCACCTGAATCTGTTTTGCCTTGCCGCTCTGCGCGCTTGAATCGTACTGTCCCTGAAAGCTGTCCGTGATACCGAGAATGCGCTTTGCCTGATCGTAGAGCCGCTCTGCCTGCGCGATGTCGCGGGAAATATCGACCTGCAAATCGAGCTTGCCGAACAGCTTGAAATTACTCTGATTTGCGCGGAAAACCTTTTTGAAAATGGAGTTGTCATACTCTATCGGCGCATTCTCGGGCGCAATGGGATAAACGCCTGCACCGAGGAGCTTTTCATTGATACGGCTCTCAATCTTGTTGATCGCCTGTTGCTGCGGGCGTATAAACTCGCAGTCCGACTGTCCGAGAAGGCTGTCCTCCTCCGAGGTATTCTTGCGAATGACGATAGGCAAGATATTCGGCGTATAGAACGGCAACTTTGTCGGCTGCATTTTCGGCACCTGCACGTCCACAAGCAGAGGCATGAGCATACCGCTCGAATCGTCGAAAATCGGCTGTCCTGTCTCGTCCACCGCCTGTTGCTTGACGGTCTCCATGACGACCTGCCCGTCCTTGATGACCTCGCATTCCGCAGGAATTATGGTACCGTCGGAACGCTGAATATCTCGCACGATCTCCTCGTAGTCCTCGTCTTGCAGCTCGTAATCGGGCTTTTCGCAGGTGCAGAGCTCTTTGCGCTTGCCGCACTTCGTGCAGATATACCGTTTGCGGGCAAAATAGTCCTCAATGTCCGAGAGCTCCGTGTCGCCCGACCAAATATACTGACAAACCTTGTCCTGATCGTTCTTGTAATAGCAGATATACAGCGTTGCGGTCTTATCGTCCGCGTTGTCATCGTTCTCTGCCTCGTCTGCGACGTCAAACGTAACGCCGTACTTGCGCACGATCTCCTCTTTCGTCGTCTCGAACTGAATGAAGCAATACTCCATGTCCTTGATGTCGTATATGCTCGGCTGTCCCGTAAACCTCTGCGGCGAAAGGCAGCTTATACGAACGTCGCCCACCGTGTTATGCGTTGTGATTGAGTTGTCCCACTCGATGAGCCACACGGAGCCGCCGTAGATCGGGTTGAAACGCTCGTCCATATCGTTGAGCTTTTCAAACGGGAGCTCGTTGCGCTTGTTTCGGAGCAGGGTTTCAACGCTCTTTGCGTTCCGCTCGTTCTGCTCGCTCCACATTTTCGGCGATACGGACGGATTCGGCAGATAGCTTGTTACCTGACTTTCCACAAGCTCATAGGTTACGTTGCGCACCTGCGAAGCGTCCACCTCGGAGCCGTCGATTTTCGGGCTGCCTTTGTACTGTTCGAGGTGCTGTTTGAGCTTTTCATAAAGCACGTCAGAATTTGCGCGTGCGTCGTCGTACAAGTCCTTGAAAAAGGACAGTTTTGTGTTTCCGTTCAAATCAATTTTCATAGCAATGGCTCTCCATACCGTTTAATGATTATCTGCCGTTCCTCCTCGCTCGCGTTCAGGTAGTCCTCCATGATGTCAGGGCGGTACTTGACCTTTTTCGGAGCTTTCGGCTGCGGCGGCTGCGTCCAATAGATTGCGAAGTAACGCAGGGCGTCGGGCGCGTGCGTGAGTTCGTGCGGCTCTTTTGCCGCGTCCTCGGGATCCTTTTCGTCGATGAGGAGCTGCGGCAGCGTTCGTATGAGGTTTGTGCAGGTGCGGAATATCTTTAACCGCGTATAGGTCTCTCCGTTCGGTGCGACACGCTCTTTGAGCAGCTCTTTGATAGCGAGCCAACCCGCATGGCGGTCATTGTTCGACCTCACAAGTTCGAGCCCGTTCTCCTCAAACAACAATGCCCTGCTCTTGCCCGTCTCCTGCGAGCGATTCCATAAGTCGGGAGGCGCGAGCCGCAGCTTCGGTTTGTACCACGTCTCCACGCTTCCGTCCTCTTTCTCTCGCAGCTCTGCGAGCTTGACTTTTGCCGCTGCGTCCGAGATGATAAGCCCGCTTTGGTATATCTCGTGGAATACATAGGCGATATTGTCGTTGCTGATTGCCACCTTGTAATGCGCGAACATATCGAGCCCGTAGTCCAACGTGTTGTAAATCGTCCAATCTTCGGGGATTCGGAACGGCTCGCAGGTGTGCTTGCTGTAATCGAACTCGGGGAAGTAGCTGCCTCCGAGGTTAGAGAGAGCCTCCTCCGCCGTGCGCGGGTACTCCTGCTTAACCATGACGCCCAAATCTTTGGCTGTTCTTTCGTACCACTCCTGCGTTCTGCGAGGATCAGAAAACACAGAGAGGAATATCTTGTGAAAGTCGTTGTCCTCTGTCCACAGGCCCTCAAAGAGCGTGCCCTTTTTGATTGTGGATAAGCCGATGACTTTACCGCCCGTCGGGCGGTTGATTGTCGGGTACGCCGACGTCCAAATCTCCTCTGCGTACTCCTGAAACGCCCACTCGTCGAGCAGCAAAATGTTACCCGTAAAGGAACGCCCTGCCGACGGCGACGAGGGAAAGGCTTTGAACGTCGAGACGAGCTTGCCGCTCATATCCGTTATGAGCACCGATGTAGCCGTCGCGCGCCACACCAAGCCGCCCGCCCGTAAAATTTCGGGCTGATTATCGAGAATGACACTCATGCGGCGTACAAGCTCTTTTGCGTCGTCCTCTGTCTTTGAGAGAGCGACGACCGTATGCCCGAGGTTGAACACGAGGTCATGCGTGCAGTAGTAAAGCGCGATCCACGTTATACCCATTTGTCGGGCTTTGAGTATCAGGTTAAGGCGGTGCGTATCGAAGTCGCGGAGCGTCTGATTCTGCGCCTCCCACCCCCTGAAAGGAATGATTATCTCGGGAGAGTCTTTGTCCTCGATGACGCAGTAATTGTTCGCCCAATAAACGACGTCGTTACGGCAATACTCAAACTCTGCCCGCATGATGTCCCGTATGTAGTCGTTGTAATTGACGGCGGCGGCTTTACTCTTTCTTTTCCCCGTCATGGAGCCGCCTCTCCACCCGCTCGATGAGCGCGCGCGTCTTGTCGTCCAAGCCTACGCCCGAGACGTTCGTCTCAACCTCCTGCTTGTCTTTCTGATTGTGATTGTTCACCGCCTCGAACTTCGCATAAATCGGGTTATACAGACCGCGCAGGGCGTTTGACGTGAGTTTGCCGAGCTGTATTTCTTTCGCGCGTGCATAGCAGTCCTTAAATCGGGGGTGCTGTTCACACCAATTTTTCAGCGTCCCCGTCGTTACACCGATACTCGCCGCAAACAGCTCAAACGTCGGATAAGCCGCAGGCAGCATGATAGGCGTTCTTGAAACCACCTCGCCTTTTGCGTTGTACACTTCTTTGTACTGAATATCGACGTCGGGCTGATTGAAGAACTCCATGAGCTTGTCGCAGTATTCCTCTTTGTACTTGCACGCCGCCTCATTCTCTTTCTGAAAGCGCGTCTCCTCTCCGATTTTATTGCCCTTGACGAACTGACCTTTGGTATTTCTCTTTTTCGTCCCTGCGGGCTTTTTTGTCTGACTCATTCTGTCTATCCTCCGATAAAAAACAAAATGAGCCCTGTTACTCCGTTTCGGAATAAAAGGGCTCTAACCTCAAAGGGTATTCGGCACATTATCTACTTACTATCTTACCACACACTTTTACGCTTTTAGTCGCAATTTATTATGCTTCGGCGTGGCTTTGCTCGACGTCCTATATACTTGTATATAATTACTTACATTTCTGCTTTACAGGAATATTATATACAGAGTATATATATAAACTATACGAGCGCAAGATTTTTTGCGATGTCGTAGATAAGTTTCTTTTTTCGCTTGTAATATGTATTCTTTGATATGCAGTAGGAGGCGGGCGAAAAGTCGTAGCCGCGCCTGTTCTGAATGTCTCGCAGCATATCCATTCTGATACCAACCTCGATTTCCTCCAAAGCGGCGTCAATGATTGCATTGAGCTCCACATATCGCGCCAAAACCGCGCCTGTAACATTGCCGTACTTTATCGCCCGTTCTCTGCGGGTGTAGTCGGCGCATACCGTCTTGACGATCTCGACGACCGATGACGGCAACTCGAATTGAAAATACAATTTCGGTTTTGGCATAAGCCTGATTCCTCCATTCTGCCGATAGTCTTAATCGGCGTTGTTGAACCTGTTTTCCCTTTTGGTCGCCAAGTTCATAGCTGCTTTGACCGCCTCGACGTCGATCATAGCTTTTGCCGCCTCTATGGTCTCAAACGTCTTGTCGGTGATCTCCTGCTCGCTCTTGTTGAGCCGCCTGCCGACGGGCAGGACGGCGGAATTGCGGACAAACGCGAAGATTTGCAGGCGGAGCATTTTGTTCTCCTCTCGTGCCTTGTCGAGCGCGTCCGCAAGCTGCCTGTTCGCCGCTGCCGCGAGGCGGTATTCCTGCTTGTAGGTTTCAAGCTCGCGGAGCGGCGCGTCGTCCACGCTTTGACTTGCCGCAGGCTCTGCCTTTTTGCAGGCTTTGCCCGACGCCATGCGTCTGATAGGTACTTCCTGTCCCCACTTATCAATGCGGCTCCTTTTCAGCTCGCATTGACCGCGGCGGGAGGCTCCGTCGGCGATGAAGTGTTTGCAATCCTTGCAGGTCTTGACCTCATCGCTCATTGCCGCTCACCCGCTCCGTTCACACAGAAGTTTTCCCACTTTTTGTAGGCGTCCACATAGCAACGCTTTTTATCGCCGTCGTATGTGAGCTCATAGTACATACCGTCTTTGAGCGTCGTACTTGCGAGAGCCTTGTTGTTCTGCAAAACCTTGACCTGCCACACGATGTACACGTCGTCCTCACTGATCTGAATGACGTCCGTTGCGTCGAGGTGCGCGTTCGCGTACTCACAGACTACTTTTTTGACGAGAGCCTGAAATTCCTTGTCGCCCATATCAGTTGTGCCACCACGTCAAAATCCTCGTGTTCAGAATGCCCGAATAGCGCAGCATGACGTCGAGCTGCTCGCGCATTTGTGCCACCTGCGGATAGCTCGCAATCTTGCAAGCCTTTTCGTCATCTTCGAGAAAGGCATTAAGTTTGACAATTTTCTCGTCAAGGGCACGCTTTTCCTCCACAAGACGGGAGAACGGCGTGCTTTCGCTGCTGTCGCAGCAGCAGACGGGCTTTTCGTCGCATACATCGGCGACTTCGGGTTTGTTGTTGAGTTCTTTCATGATAATATCTCCTTTGCCTTTCGGCTTTTTAATAACTGATTTCGACGTCGTGGACGGGATAGGACGGCTCCGCCTTGTCATCTGTCAACTGACCGCGTTTGAGATTACTGCAAAACATGATCTCGTCCCCGATTTTGGCATAGACGTTGCCGTGCTCATCGCGGAAGTAGTCATATCCTGCGTATGTCTCCATGTACTTTGCCTGCGTCATCGCGTCGCCTCCCTGACGGTCGGCGCGACGGGAGAGGACTCCGAGCAGACGATCCGAACCTCTGTTGTCTTTCCTACAATGTTCTGCTGAATCTGCACGCAATCGTGCTTGTATTCCTCCGAATACTTGCAGACGCTCTCTTTTGCGCAGCAGTTACACTTATAGCTTGTGTTCATTGAGCACCTCCTTGATAATTTTTTCTATCCTGCCTGCCATTTTGAACGTCAAATCATCGGCAAGCTCGCAAAAAATACCCGTCTTGATACGTTCTGCAACGTCCTCTACCACCGCCCGCACGTTGCCGTAACCGTTTTTGATTATTTTTCTCGCGGTTACATATCCTTTACATTCCTTGCCGTATCGCAGACAAAAAGTACATTCATCACACGGACAGTCCTCAATCAGTCTTGCAATATGCTCAATCTCTTGCTCCTGATCCACGTTTGTACCTCCTTTAACAGTAGTAATCTGCATAGAGGTCGTTGATCTCTCTAAGTAGCTTTTTGCTCATTTTGTAGCTGCCACCAAGGAGCCTTTCAAGAACTTTCTTTGTCTCATAATAAGATTTATCGTTCCATTGCGAGACAGGCTCTTTCGGCTGCTGAATTTGCGGAGGCGTAGCCCCCTGCCTGTAAGAAACTACAAGCACGTCATCTCCGACGCTGTTTTTCAGCTCATCGAGATCAACGCTGCCGTCCTCAACAAAAATAAAGGTTTTAATCATGTTTGCTCCTCCTTGTTTCTGTCCTATGTTTTGCGTCGTATCGGTTGTGGCACCTCTGACACAACGCCCGCAGATTATCAGGGCTGTTGTGTTCGGGCGTATGATCGAGGTGTGCAATCGTTAAAACAACACGCTTTCCGTCCCTAACGGCGTAGTTCTCTACACCACAAAATTCGCATTTGTTGCCTGCGCGTTTCAGAATTTCGGCTCGTATCTCTTTCCAATTCGCGGGGTAACGCCCGCGATTTTCAGGCTTTATCGGCATTACTCCTCCTTGTAGGCTTTCTTTGCCTCGTCGATGTAGCTCTCTATCATTCTCGACAATTCGTCGAGCCTGTCCTCCATGAACGCAAAGTCGTTGAGCTGCTCTTTGTAAGCGTTCAGTTTCTGCGTCCTGTAAAACTCCGCAACCTCGTCAAGCTCCACGATTTCAACGATTTGAGGGCAGTTTTCACGACCGTTGAACTCCTCCACGAGCGCGGCGATGTCCTCATCGGTCTTTCCGCGCGCTTTGAGCAGCTCATAGTCATCGCCTGCGTCTCTCACGATCTGCTTTGTCTCTTTGTCCCTGTAAATGATTACTTTCATGCCGTCCTCCTATATCCACCGTACCTCCGTTGCCCCCGTGTAGCCCTTTTGCCACACAAACCACGCATACGCAACGGCGGAGCCACCGCCCTCCCGCATGCGGTCAAACTCTGCATTTTTGGCGCATAGAATGCGCTCGGAAAAGACGTAAACGCTGCGGGGGGGGGGTGTCCCTAAACAGCTCTATGTAACGTCGTTTTCCCTCCAAGAATGTGAGTTTGAGAAACATATAGCACTTGCAGCCCTCGTGCAGAAGTTTCAACGCTTTGAGCACAAATTCCGTCGCGTACTTGTACGGCGGGTTTGTCAGAATGTCATGCTCGAACGAGAACAGCTTGCCCTCCTGTTTAAGGAAGTCCAAAACTAAATGCTGCTTTGCGTAGCCCCTGTTCTTGATGTCGCTGTTGAAAACGTCGTAGCCGCGCTCCGTGAGCCTCTCGGAAAGATGTCCGCCGCCGCAGGCGCACTCCCAAATAAAACGGCGCGGCTTTTCGACCTCCAAGAGCTTGTCAATCGCTATCGGATCGGTGGCGTAGTAGTCGTCCGCCTCGCGTTCCGCGTCGGCATGATTGCTTGCCCCGAGAGTTTTCCAAATCGAATTTCCGTTGCCGCTCCAATCTTTACTCATCGTGCTTGCCCTCCGTTTTCTCCTCGCGCTCGTATTTCTCGGCGTCGAAGTATCTGCAACCCTCGTGGTCGTCTCGGCACCGTTCGGGGCACCTCTTTTTCTTACAAAACGCACAGCAGAGCTCTCTGTCCTCGCATGAGTTCGGAATCAGGCATTTCATGCTTCCTTGACCTCCAAAGTTTTTATGTGGGACAGACGAAAGCAAAGATCGCCCACCACATACTTTTTAGGCTCATAGAAAAAACCGTTCCCAAGTTCCAAGACGCCCTCTCGTACATCGCCGTCAAAGAATGTAATTCTTACGTCCTTTCCCGCATAGCTCTCTAAAAGTTCCCGTGTCAATTTACTTTTGCCGATTTTCATGTTTTTCCTCCTCGTAAATTCGGCACTTTTCGCAGAATGCCTCATACCGCTTTCGCGTTCCCTCCGACATGAGCTCCACTCGCCCGTAGTAGATAGAGAACGTCCGCGCCTCTTTCATCAGTTCTTTCTTCGTGTAAGTCAGCTTTTTCATGCGCGTTACCTCTCTTCCGTTGCTACCGCGCGCGACAGCGCGCGGCGCACGGCGTTCTGTTATCCCAAAATCACGACGTTTCCCGTCTTGATCTCTTCGACGAGAGCGGTCTCGAAAAATGTTCTGATGTACTGCTTTGCTTTCATCTTCCATGCCCCGCCGTCTGCTTCATACAGGGCAAACGAATTGCCGTCGCTGATACGGAACAGGAACTCCGACTCGGGCTGTTCTACCTCGATAAAGGTACGGAACGGTGCGAGCTTGATGATAGGCGAGATTTTGACGTCGGAGGCGAGCATTGCTCCCTGCTTTGCCACCACCTGCTGCGTGATACCGTCGTCGGACGTTTCGACCGACTCGATGTTTGAAACTTTTTTGAGGAGCTGCAAAAGGTTTGCCGTGTGCTCCGTCTGAATGAACAGCGAACGGATCGCAATCACGAAACGCTCGTAGTCATAGCCATTGCCGAAACGGAATCTGTTGCCCTCCGCGACTGCGCTGTACGGCTTTTCCCTGTCTTTCTCGCCGTCAAGCGAAGTGATGACCGACACGCACGCCTCCGACTCGATGTTGATATAGATAGGCAGAACAAACCGCTGCATTTCCCTCTTAACGATTTCCACGATAGATGAGAGGTCAGAAAATCTGATCTCCCTCGCAACGTCCTTGCGGGGCTCGATTTCGACGAGACTTTTTGTCGCAAAAGTGCGACCGTTGCTCTCGATGACCTGCACCATGTTCTCCTTGACGATACGTTCGACGTCGTTTACGATGTTGTTGTTTTCCATTGCCTTATTCCTCCGATTTTTTAATTTTGACGATGTGGGTTTCATGGACTTCGCCGAAGATGTCGGCTTGTCCGTCGATGTAGGCGCAGCCGCTCTCAACGAGCTGATAGCTGTTGTCTATCAGAGCCATTGCCATTTGCGAATGTACGGCATTCGTGGGGCGGAGCTGCTTCTTGACGGTGGTCTTAATGTTCACCGTCGTTCTGTTGTTGACGGGCGTCAAGCAGAGCTCAACGGTGAGCTTGCGCGGCTTCTCGTCCGTGTTCGGGTTTTGAATGTTCTCGATGACCTTTACGAGCTCATAATTGATACGCTCGATTGCGGCGGCGTTTGCGAACTCCAAAACGCTTGTTACTTCTTTCATGCTGTTTGTCCTCCATGTTTTTTGTTTTATGCGTCAGAACGGAATGTCATCGTCGTCGTCAAACGCCTCTAATTGAGGTTTTGCACCCCGTCTCCTCGTGGCAGGTTCATCATACTGCCCGTCGTCATCGCGGGCTCTCTGCGTCAGAAACTCGACTTCCTGCGCCACGATGTCAGCGGCGGTACGCTTTATACCCTCCCTGTCCTCGTAGTTGCGCATTTGAATACTGCCGACCACCGCGACCTTATGTCCTTTCTTACAGTACCTTGCGACGTTTTCTCCCGTGCCGCGCCATGCGGTTACTTGAAAAAAATCCGTCTCCCGTTCCCCGTCCGACGAGGAATACTGTCTGTTTACGGCGAGCCCGAATCGGCACACGGATATTCCGCTGTTCGTCTCCGAGAGTTCGGGATCGCGCGTCAGATTGCCGATAAGGATAACCTTATTCATCGTCCGTTACCTCCTCGATCCTGTTGACCGACACCTCATACGCCGTCTTTTCGACGACGCCTTGTTCGGTCTGCTTTTGATACACGCGCGATTGTAGACGTCCTTTGATTCTGACGCGCGCCCCGACGTCAAGACGAGCGATGTACCGCGCCGTTCTGCCCCAAACAATGAGCGGAACATAGTCCGACCGCTGCCGATCCCTGTTCACCGCGAGTAGCACGTCGCAGATGTCTCGTCCGAGGGGCGTTGTGCGGTGCATGGGAGGCTTGCAGAAAAAGCCCGTGAGCTCGACCTCGTTTTCGTTTCCTTTGTACTCCGACACTTCCAAAGCGAAAAACACAACGATGAGCCTGCTTTTGCCGTCCACCATTTTGTTGTAGGTGCGCACCTGCCCGACAAGGCAGAGCTCGTCCCCGACGTTCACCTCGTCGCAAAGGACGACGGGCATATTGACGGGTATCAAGTCCTCCGCACCGCTCATTCGCCTCACGGACAAATCGAACGCATAGAACAGTTCCCCGCAGCAGTCGTACCTTTTCGGCTCCGTTGCAACCATGCCCGCAACCGTTGCGGCATTGTTTTCGTTTTTCATGTTTCCTCCGTTATGCCCCGTTCATCTTTGCCGCGTTATACAGCGCAGACACGAGGTAATTTTGCTTGTTTTTTATTTCGCCGCTTGCGGCTTTTTCGTCCACTTCGATTATCAAGTTATAGAGAGCCCACCGCTTCTCGTCGCTTGTGAAAAAGTCAACTACTGCCTGCATGACCTCCAACGTCCCGACGGTCTGCCCGTTGATTTTTTGCTGACGCTTTCCCTTGATGAGCTCAAACAGGCTCGTAAGCCTCGGTTTGAGAATGGCGGGAGGCGAGGAAAAGAGATCAAATGCGCTCGTTCCCTTTTCTTTGAGTTCTTCCTCCCACATATCGCAGCGCATAGTTATCTGATCCGTGTAGAACTCGACGCCGCTCTCAAAGTTCTCGTCTGCCGCACGCGACCTCTCCTCTGCTTCGTCGTCGGGAAGAACGGGAACGGGCAGCGGCTCGGGTTTTTGCTCCTCGGGCGGCGGGCTGTTGTCCCACCTGTCTCTCGCCGCTTTTTGTCGGGCGGCGGAAATCTCTGCGCGCTTTTTGATGTTACGTAAAACCCGCTCCGAACAGATTTTCCCTTTTTTCACGGTGAACAGATCGTAGTTATGCGTTATTGCGTAGCACAGCTCGGGCTCGACTTGCAGATCGTAGGCGATGTTGTCGAGGTCTTTCTCCATTATGTAGCCGCCCTCCTCGTGTAAAATCTCGACAAAACACCAATAGAAGCCAAGCCCTTGCAAGCCGAAGTCTTTGCGTATGCCTCTTAAACTCAACCTCGCACCGTAATCGTGTGGGAAATATTCTTTTGACATTGTGTACCTCCCTATCAGTACGCGGAGATTGATACCTTGACTTTCGGCTCCCTTGCGTACTTTTTTACGACGGTGAGCTCAATCACCTGCGTATCGTCGCAATAGGCGATATTGTTGAGCGCGTCGCAGATGATTTTTGCTATGTTGTCTGCGTCAGGCTTTTTCTGCGGGTGTATGGCACCCGCAGCCGCCTCCTCTGCCCGTTTCTTTGAAAACGACTTCGGGATAGGAAAATGAGCCTCTATCCGAACTCTCACGGGCTTGTCGAACAGGTCATAGTCCGTCGGTTTATTCAGCCTGAACATCAGCCGCACCATGTTTTCGTACTCGACGTCCGCGTCAACCTTTATCGCCTGCGCAAAGCCGTTGATTGTCGAAAACCTCGGTCTCCTTTTGCCGACGGGCGCACCCGCTATCTCAAACTCCATTGTCAACCCTCTGCGCCGTCTGTATCGCCGAAGAAGTCAAACTCGCCTTGTTCCTCGGGCGTCGGCTGTTCTGCCGCAGGAGCCCCCGTTTCCGCCGCCTGCGCGGGCTCTGCGAACGCTGCCTCGTCGTACTCGACGTATTCGGGCACGCCGCCCTCTTTGATGACGGCATTGTCGCGGACAAATGCGTCCTGCATTTCGATAGACATGACGCCCCATTGAGAGATCAGATGACGGAGCAACGTCTTGAACGCCATTTCGTCAAAGTTCTTGTACCAAAACGAGCTGTATTTGTAGAGCTCATTCTTCGGAATTTTGCCGTTGACGTAATCGTCGTACTTGTCTGCATGGAACGCGGGAGAGTATGTATCGGCGTGCTTGATCATCTTCGCTTTCGTCCAATAGACCTGCTTGCGGAAGCCGTTGAGTAGCTCGAAGTACGCCTTGTAGCCCACCGTCGGCAGCGCGTCGCGCTCGTCGTCGTTTTCGATGAACTCAAACATCTGCTTGCCCGTGAGCTTGTCCCTGCCCTTGTACTCGCCCTCTTTGATTTCGAGCACGTCGATGTCGAGATACTGCCCCGAACGCATAGCGAGCTGTTTGTAGCCCTTTGCGCCGAGCACAAACTGCGCGTTTGTCTCGATGACGTTGCCCTGCCTGTCGCGCTTGTCAAACGGGACAAGGTAATACTGCCCGAGCTGCGGCGACGGGGAAAGCCCGAGGCTTTCGCCCAAAAGCGCGCCCGAAAGGATAGACCTCTGCGTGCACTTCTCCAACGCGGGGTTTGTGCTGACCGCCGAGATGATACTCGCGGTAAACCGCTGCGCGTTCTTTCCGACCGCCTGCGAAACGAGCCCCTTGATCTGCTCCTGGTTCATGAAAACCGAGAACTTCGGTTGATTGCTCGAAAGCTGCCTCTGATTCGTCGTTGCTACTGCGTTGCTCATGATATGACCTCCTTAAATTGCCGAAAATTTGATTTTGTTCTCTTTGAGGAACCGCTGCAACGCTTTGAGCTGCTCAACGGTGCCCTCCACCTGAAACCGCACGACCTGCATTTTTGGCGCAGGTGCGGCAACTTCTGCCTGCTCCTGCGGCGTTTCCTGCGCGGCTTTTGCCGCCGCCTCTGCCGCCGCCTGTTCCTGTCTTGCTTTCATCTCCGCAACGCGGGCGCGCTCTGCTTTGAGCCTTGCGTCCTCCATGAGCGCGGCGGAGAGGTCGAGGGTACGGAAGTAAAACGCTTTGACGAGCTCCTCGTCCTCCGACTGCAATGCTTCGATTGCAACGAGAGCATTGCGGGCGTTCTCGAATACGGCGTCGATGTCCGCCTTGACAGACTTCATCGTCGTGGAAGCATTCAGCCACTTCGGGTTGTGTATGCGCTCGTAAGGAATGAGCCCCGAAAAGTCTCCGACGGTCGCCTTGAAGTATTCGATGATCTCGTTCTGCTTTTCCTGCTGCTTGCGTTCCTCGAACGCCTTGACCTGCGCGTCGATTTCCGCGACGGTGCCTTTGACCTTTTGCAGCACCTCGTCCACCTCACCCTTGAACTTCTCATACGGGGCATTATAGACCTTGCCGATTCTGATACGCTCGTCGTTGAGAGCCTTGCAGAATGCGTTGAGCTGCGCCCTGTCCGCTTTCGCCGTGGCGATTTGAGAATCGTCGTAGGTTACGCCCTTATACTGTTCGAGCGTTGCCTCCACCCTTGCGAGCAGCTCCGCGTTGTTCCACGCGATCATCTTCGGAATAAGCTCCTCAACGGGGCTTTTCAGAATGAGTGCCAATTCGTTTGCCATAAGTTTGTCCTCCAAAAATTTTGATTTTTGTTACTCTTTGTAAATCGGGGGTAGGAGCAGCGGCGGTCTTTGTTTCCGCTCAACATAGCCCCAAAACTCTTTTTCCCTCGTGTAGAGGAATTTCATGTCCTCCATGAGAGCCCTGCGCAGGAACGGATAATGCCTTGTGATAAACTCTGCCTGCTCGTTTCTGCCTGTCTGCTTGATTTGTACTTTCAGCCACGCGAACGTCCAACCGAGCGTAACGAAGTAGTGTAGCACCTGCGCGTAGTAATACTCGGGAACGTGCCCGTCCCACTTTTGCAACGCGGCGGCAGAGTGTATCTCCGTGGTCTTTATCTCGATAAACCCGCGCGCCTTTGTCTCGATTTCCGTAAGCTCTCCGTCAAGCGAGGCGAACATAAACCCTCTGCGGTACACCGTCTGTTTATCCTGACGCACCTTGTACTGCGGATAGTCGAGCGCAAACAGCTTGACGAGCATATCCTCCGCCCTTGTTCCGTACTGCACCTGCGGTTTGTCGGAGATGTCCTCGGGCTCGCGGAGCCCCACTTTCTCCTCCCAAACCTCAATGTTTGACTTGAACGGGGACAGCCCGAGGATCGCCGCCGCGTCCGAGCCGCCTATTCCCATTCGCCTGAACGCGAGCCACTCGGGAGAGCCGTGTTTCAGTCTGATCTTTTCAAGTGCCATACAGCCCTCCCGAGACAAGAGAAAGAGCCTACCCGAACGGCGGAAAGCCTGCGCTCCGTCCCGCCGTTTCCGACGGGCGCGGGCGCAAAGATATTCGCCACAGATAAGCTCTTTGTATGTTTGAAGTTTCTCATGGTCTCTGTCTCCTTTTGTTTGTTGTGTTCGCCGTCAGTCGTCAAATGCACCCGCGGCGGTGCGTTCGTCCATACCGCTGTTGAGGCAGGTTACATACCTCTGCATTTGCCTTTCGGCGACAAGCTCCTGTACTCTATCCCACTCTTTTCTGGTTACGCTCCCGCTCCGCATTTTCCCGAGCAGCTCCTCCACCTCGTCGATTCTTGCCTCTATCTCATCGGCTTCATCTCCGAGCTTTCGGCTCAACTCTCGGTCTTTCTTGGCGAACGCCTCACAAGCACGCTCATAAGCCTCGTCGCGCTCGTTCATGAGCTTCGTCCTCATGCTGTCGAGATTGAAAAGTGCGCTTTCCACCTGCTTAAACGAGATTGTTTTCATTTGTGTTTCCTCCTCAAAGCCTTGACTTGTTAGCGGCGAAGTAATAAGCCGTCTGATACTCGCCGCCCGCCTCATCGACATACTCGATCTTGAAAGCCGCGTCCACGGCTTGACCGAATTTGCCGCTCCATTCCTGAACAGATACGGAGCGTATCTCCGAGAACTTGTGTTCGCGCCTGAACTGTCTGATCGCATTTATCATCAACTGTTCCATGACGCCCTCCTGTCAGACCGTAGCGATGTACAGCTTCACGACGCCGTTTATGCGCGTAAGCGCAAATCTCTTGACGTCAACCTGCGGGACGCCCGACTCCGCAATATGCGTCTCGAACTCCTCGCGGCTCATTCTGCGCCCGTCGATGATGATCTCCGACGGTGTGCCAAACCCTTTTTCGCTTGCCATTTGTATGTCCTCCTTATTTTGCTTTCGCATATTCTCTGAACTCTTCCTCGCGGGCTGCGCGCAGCTCCGTAACGGTGCCGTCTTTCAGCTCGGGAGAATCTGCCTGCACCTTGCGGCGAGCCCTTGTAATGCTCTCCATTTGCCGCAGGCTTCCGTCTGCCGCAAGCTCCGCAAACGACCTTGATGTGTCGATCCCCATGCGCTCAAAACAGCCCATGAGGAGAGCCGTGTCGCTCTTTCTTGCCGCCTCGTTCTCCGTGAGCTCCGCGCGGACGATTGATTCCAACCTTTTCAAGCGTTTCATGCCGTGCCTCCTTTACGCCGATTTCTGCGCATTTGCGAGATAATCTCTGATAAGCTGCCTTACGAGGGTGCTCATCGAAAGCTCTTTCTCTGCGGCGAGCTTTTTCAGTTCCTCGTGGGTAGCAGGCGAAAGACACACTCCGAGATAAACCACGTCTTTCTTCTTGCCCATAAGCAATACCTCCGTAAAACAAAAAAATAGGTCTGCCAAGTTAAGGCAGACCTACTATCAAGCCGTTTTATGAGGGATAAAAAAATAGGCTTGCCTCAACTCGCAAACCTATTGTAGAATAACATTTGTGATTTGTCAATCGTTTTTTAGTAACTTTTCCAAATTTTCTAAAAAATTTTTTGTTACGACCGTTCAGGACAGAGAAAAAGCCCCCTCTGTCGGGAGCCTGACCTTGAAAGTGACATTGATGTGCCCTTGTCCCCTCGCCCGCGCATGATTGCGGACAGCAAAAAACTCCCCTGCCTGCTATGAGCAGAGGTTTCATGCCGTTATCGGCAGTTATGCAGCTTTCCGTCTGATGAACCGCACCCGCGGGCTGTCGGTTTGCCCCGCTTTTAGAACAGTCATAAGCTCTGCTCTCTTTTGCAGCGGCGTAAACCACACTCTTTTCCCCTCTATGTTCCGCAATGAGGAGTGCGGGCGGTTGTTGTACCTGATGTTCCATTCCTGCATTTTTTCTTTGAGCTCGTCATAGGTCTCAAAGGTTAAAGTCCTGTAAAAGTTCTCCCCGTCGGTGCGGTGTGATCTCTCCACTTTCCCGTTATGACGTGGCGTATAAGGTCGGATAAGCTGATGTTTGATCCGCAGCTTGCCGAGAAGCTCGTCCAAGATGTGTACTTTTTTGCACCCCTTGCTGTTCGTAAACTCGCCGCCGTTGTCCGTCTGAATGATGTGCGGAAGATACCCAAAGTACACTATCGCGCGTTTCACGAAGTCTGCCGTCGCCCGCGCCGACACCTCGGTATAAGGGTATAAAAACCGCTCGCGCGTCGTTTCGTCAATCATTGTGTACTGATAGAATCTCGCGCCGCTCCTCTGAAACACTCTTTGGGGACGTACTTCACGTCCATTTGCATTTTGATACCAAACATTTCAGGCGTTTCATACGGTTGCGGCTCGTACTTTTCGAGTTGCTCTTTCGGTCGAATGCCGCTCTTGACGACATATCGGTAAAAGCCGTAGTACGTCCTCGAATAGGCGTACTTTTGCCGCAAAATACCGAGAGCCTCCGCGTAACTGATGTTCGGCTGCTCCTCAAAGAGCTTTCGTATGTATTCCTGCTCCTCTTTGGTGTGTGCGTTCGGGTGTGGAGTATGCGGACGGCTTGACTTGTTCTGCAAACTCTCCCGCGTGCCGTCGTACCGCTTTTTCCAGCGATACAACGTCTGCTCCGTGCATTTCACTTTCCTTGCCACGCAGAGAACGTCCTCGTGGTCTCCGAGCCACATTTTGAGAGCTCGCTCTTTTTCTCGAATGGTGAATCTTACTCCCCTGCTCATCTTTCGTTCCTCCTCTCGTGTAAAGTGTCTTTCTGTTATAGCACACTTTTCAGCCGATTTCAAGCATTTATCGAAAGTCCTCAATGCGTGCAGGCACGTTCTCGGTAAAACCGAGAAAAAAATTTTTCAAAAAAAAGAAAACTGACCGACTGACCGACATTCTCCCCCTGTAACCCCCTCATAGCTTGTAGTCTGTCAGTCAGTATGATCTTTCTTTTATATTTCTCTTTCTATTTGATTTTGATTTTATTTTATTTTTATTTGCATAATTTTGCATTGCATTTGCAGAGCAAACCGTATGCACGAGCTTTGCATTTGCTATGCACTTGCATTGCATTTGCATACAGCTTGCATAGGTAAAAAACCGCCCTTTCGAGCGGCTTTTTATACCCATGTTTTACTCCTTTTGGGCGGCAGTTTCCTCCGCGTTCTGAACGATGAACTCCCTCTCGTCGATGACCTCCGAGGCAAGCACGAGGGGCTTTTTAATCGGGTTTTCCTCGACGTAGTGAATGAGCTGCCGCATGAGATCGGCTTGGTCGTTCATGTAGTTTACAGTATCGACGACGATGTTGTTGTAGCCGCTCTGATACCCCGTAAAGCCGTTCAGGACAATCGGAAACAGCTTTAATATACACTCCGCGAAAGTCCCCCATGTGAGGTCAGATTTCGGATTCAGAGTTATGCCTACCATTAGAACGGCGACGGCGAACGTGGAAACGAACTTCCACACATAACCGATTCTGCGTTTCTTTGAGGGCTCCATTCCGAGGGGGCTCCTGTGCAGCGTGCCTCTTCCGCGCTTCAAGATCATCTCGGGGGTGAGCTTGATCGGCTTGATGTTATTCGCGCAAACAATCGCCTCCACCTGCGATTTTGAAAGGATCGTAATCTGCTCCAACTCCGCCTTGTCCTTTCCGACATACCTCTCCTGATAAACAGAAAAGTCTATGCCGACCTCCGTCAGAATGGAATTGCGCGTGTTCCGAAGCTCCTCCTCGACGTAGTAACGGCAAAATTCAGGCAGCCTGCCTTGCATTTTCTTCTCGATGATCTCATCTTTCAAATCGTCGTACAGCTTCTTTGCGGACAAATATGTTTCGCTTTTCCGTCCCGCGCGAATGCCGTTCCCCGATCCGTTGATGTACATCGCATACGCGCAAAACATGAACACGAAGAAAGCCAAGCCGAGCACCGTCCAATCGAGCGCGGTCATGACCGTAATATCTGTCGTGGAGACGACGATTGCAACGAAGATGATGAACGTGCCAACGGCGGTGCCAAAGTAATTCATAACGCCGCGAACGATTCGCTTTTTCTTTGCCGTTGTTTGCTCGATAACCTCTCCGAGGCTGCGCGATCTTTCTTCCCTGTCGCGCACAGACTCATTTTGTTTAATAGGCTCCATTAAGGACTACCTCCCGCGTTTCCGTTTCCACCGCCGTTGTTTTTCGGCGGATCGAAATGATCTCCGAGCTTATACAGCCCCGCCCCTATGACGTTTGCCAACGCCCCGATTATGCAAATCACAATAATCTCGTCTATAATTGCCCGCAGCGCAATGAGTGCAACGAGAATGATACACCACATCACCCATGCGGACGGAGACTTGAAATACGCCTTGATCTGCTTAAAGAACGGTATCAGGGATAAGAACGCAAACAACACAAATAAGCCCGAGATTGTCGCCTCTGCGCTCCTATCCACCCATACGGGGAATTGCGATATTGTTGCTGCAAGCGGAGCTCCTACATCGAGAACAAGCGCGGAGATTTTGCATATCTTCCCTTTCGTTGTTCTTTGCATAGCCTTACTCCTCCGCGTCGCCGCTCTCCTCTGCCGCAGGCTCCGTCTCGGCGGGCTCGACAATCTCTTTGAGCTTGTCCTCGTCCCCGACAAGTTTCAGAACGTCTGCGTATTTCAGATTAACAAGGTCTTTTACGCCCTGCGGAATATTTTTCGAGTTCGCATAGACCGTTGTCATGATTTCAAGGATCGCCTTTGTTTGCGCGAACGCGGCGATCATGGTCTTGTGCCGCTCCTGCTCCGTCGCGTCGAAGTTATTGAGAGCTTTCTCAAAGCGGTTATACCCCTCAATGAGCTCGTTCGTTACGCTGACAACATTCCTCTGCGACGTTTCCGTGTTCGTTACGCCGTCCTTGACCGTCAGAACGTCCGCTCCGATAGCGGCGAGCTTCTTTTTCTGCTTCACCTTTTGCGCGATTAGGAAACCGACGAGAACGATGTCGCCGACGACTGTTAAAATTTCTGCGACGTTCGCCTGCACCCATTCCCATATCCTGCCAAAGAAAGTAGGCTCACCCTCGGGAACATTGTCTCCCTCGGGAACTTCCTGCACGATTTCCGTTTCCTCTTGCGGCAGTTCTTCCGCATGAGCGACCGCGGGCGATCCCGCCGCAATAAGGCACACGGTAACGCATAAAACGAACACGAGAACGGCGCAAAGCACGCAGCGGAAAAGCAGCTTTTTCGACTTAATCATTGCTGATACCTCCTATATGATGTCGTACCCTTCAAGCAGCTTGTTGAGTTTTGTTTCAAGCTCCGCGTATTTGTCCGAGAGTTCTCTGTTCGCCGCCGCAAGGTCTGAAACGTCCTCTTGCAGCTCCGCGATTTTCTTTTGCATATCCATGTCATCGGGATAAACGAGCACGCCCCCACACTCTTTGATATGCCGCGCGTAAAAGCCCTCGCAGAACCACCTCTGCGCCCGCACGGAGCCGTCAAGCACGGCGACCGTAACTTTCATCGAGCCGTCCAGCCAATCGCTCTCAATGCCGCACAGACCGTCAGAAAGAGCCCTGTACGCGCTCTCGCCGTCGCTGCGTTCAAAGATAGCCGTTGCCTTATCGGGCGCGCCCGTGAAAGAGATGTACAGCATATCGCCGATGAGCTCGGGAGCTCTCGTCATAATCACCCCGTTGTTGCTGTTGAGTAGTTTGTATTCCATTTTCATCTCCCTGCTCCTTTTTGAACTGTTTGTCGTTTTTCAGCATTCAGCCATGCTGCGGACAAGCGGCGAACTTCGGCTGTTCGCTCGCAAAGACTTTTCTTTGCTTCTTCGTCGCACAGACTATCAAGCAGCCCCGCAAGGACGCGGCAGCCGACGATTGCCTCGCGCTGAAAGCGTTGCCGCTCCTCGCGTTCGGCGGCGTCCGACAACTTACACTCATCGGCTCTGACAAGATTTTTGTAAATCTCTACCACGGTGCCGACGACGAGCCCGTTCTCTTTTTGTTTTTCCGCGCAGGCACAAACAAGTGCTCGCGCCTTTGCGATTGACGCATTCATTGCATACCTCCTTAAGCGTCAAATGCCGCCGCACTACCCGCGAATAAGCTGTCAAACAATGCGTCCGTGCTTAAAATCGTCCGATAGGCGTTACATTGCTTCATGTGTCCTTTCCAAGAGGTGTACGATGTCCGTATATCCTCCATTTTCATCTTGCCTGCAACGAACCACCGCTTGAAAGTCCGCAGTTTTCGCCTCATTTTCGTTATGCCTTTGCGGGCGGGCTTAACGATCGCTTTCCCCGTTTCAGTCAGAATAAAGCGACGTTTCAAAAAGTTCAGCCCGCGGGACAGCTTGACAATCTGCGTTTTCTTTTCGTTGAGCTTTATCCCCAATTCGGCACAAAGGCGGCGGATCTCTTGCAGACAATGTTGCAGATGTTCTTTGCTCTCATGAACAAGATACCCGTCGTCCATGTACCGACCGTATGCCTGTATGCGCAGCTCCTCCTTGACGTAGTGGTCGAGCTTGTTTGGGTACATAAGCGCGGACACCTGCGAAATCTGACTGCCAAGCCCGAGCCCCACCTCGCCGAAATCGTCTATAAAGCCGTTCACGAGCTGCACTATGCGTGGATCGGAAAACGTCTTGCTGACCGTCGCCTTTAACGGCTCGTGCGCGATGTTGTCGAAATACTTTGAGAAATCGAACACCAACGCATAACCGTCCGTACCGTGTTTTCGGAAATATCTTTGCAAATGACAAGTAAGCCTCCTCACCGCAAAATCTATTCCCTTATTTGCCATGCACGCCCCGTTGTCGTAAATAAACGACCTGCTGAACATGGGGACAAGCGCATTGTCGCACAAACACCGCTGCACGACTCGTTCGGAGATATGCACGCTTTTTATGTGCCGTTCCTTGCCGCGTTCCACAATGTCGAACTCATAGAAACCGCGGCTCTTATATGTACCGTTATGCAAAGAGCGGTAGATGTCGTTGACGTTTTGTAGCGCGTTCGCCTTGAATCGTTGCGTGCTCGCTTTCCAACCGACGCCGAGGCAGCACTTTCTGAATGCCGTGTAGAGATTATCGAAAGTAAACACCTTGCCAAAGTCTCCGTTTTTCGCCTCTTTCTGCCGCTTGTGCAACAGGCGTTTCATTTTCCTGCGCTGATACCGCGCCTCATGCCGTTCTTTGCTGTTCATTTGACGTATTACCCCGTACAACCTGTTTATCGTCGTGGAGTTCCGATTGCCCGTAGTACCGACCATTAAACCGCTGTACCACGATAAGCGGCAATGCAAGAAGCGTCCGATCGACCACATCGGGGTATTTATTTATCCTTACGGAAAGGTCATGCGCCCCTTTTGCAAATACATTGATTTCACCATAGAGGTTACTTTGTCGAGTATATCGTGTTGCAAAAGCCGAAAGACACGCCGCGCATGTTGTTCGCGTTGTTGTTGTTGACGTTGCCTGTCGAGTTGAAGTTGCGAAAGTACGTAGAGTTGCTGACATTCGGGGAACGCAGCCACCAGTTGTTCGCGGAACCGCACGACAATATTTACGGCGCATGACCTGCATTCATGGCAGAGCTTTGAAGCGTTCTTTGTCCTTGTTTTTTAACGCCGAGATCAGCTTTGCCTCGGACGTTATAAGGTCTATCCACTTCTGCCACACTCCGCTTTGAATCGGTTTGTTGTCTGCGGTACTTCGCACAAATTCGCGGGCGATGTCAAGCTGCGAGATGAGGCATTGCAACTCACAATTTGCCGCTATAAGGTAATTGCGCCGCACCTGCACCTCTGCCGCATTCGTCGGATAGACGCTGTTTGCGGCTTTGACGTTGTTATACACAGCCTTTGAGAGCGCAACGATGTCCTTTGTGATAAGGAACATAAACCGTTTTGGGAAACGCGCACATTGACGTATGGTGTACACTTCAAGCTCCCTTGCGGTTTCAAGAAATTGCATTGCGCTTTCCCCGCGCTTTGATTTAAGTACCGACATTCCGTCTTACTCCTCCTCGGCTTCCTCGGGCTCCTCCTGTTTGATTGCGCTCCATACGCTCGTGTTTTGAATCACGATGTTTTCAAGCTCAATCGTAGGGCTTGCGCCGACGCCAAGATAAATGTCATCGCAGGTCTTGATGTTGCGCGCATACCACCCCGCGGGCGAGCCGTCGGTTTTATAGACGTAGTGCGCCGTGTTCCCCTTGACGTGCAGACGGCTGTTTTCGGTATAGACCACGCCGTCAAGCGCAGTTGCGATGAGCCCGTCCCCGCTTGACCGCGGCATGATCGGCGTGTTTTTGAATCCGTATGTCATGAGTTACCTCCTTGTTATTCTTTCCGCGCCCATACAAGGGCGCGGATATGCGCGATGATAGATTAAACGCAAAAGCCGAAAGACACGCCGCGCATGTTGTTCGCGTTGTC